TGACCCTAAGACTCTTCACAAAGAAGTGGACCGTCGTATGGATGCAAAGAGCGTTCCTGCTACCGTTCAAGAGGATTCAGGAAGCCGTCTACAGACATTTCATAACAGCATTGCAAAAGCTTCGCGTTTCTTAGGATTGACTGAATAATGGGAACACGAAGCGATGGTGGAGTTAAAGCCAGTCATTTAAAAGCTAATTACCATCCAGATGCTATTGAGTACATGCTAAAGAAGCACGGTGGGACTGTAACTGCTGAACAAGCAGAGGCTGCTGACCAAGAGTGGGCCGCTAATCGTACTAAAGAGTTTGTCCGCGGTCAGGGTCGAATTAACGAACAGAGTGCTGAAGCCATCATGCAAGAGCCGCCATTAAACGCGGGTATCCCTAGTAAGCGTACTCCGCAGTTTGAGTACATAGAGGCTAACGTCGGTAATGAAGGAATGGCTGTTGCTGAATCACAAGCTGAAGGACCAGCAGCAAGAGGACCAATCAGAAAATGAATCCAGATAAAGGACAGTTTCCAAGTTGTGATTCCTGCGGAAAACCAATCGCAGGAAAAGTAAACGAAGTAAAGACTAGAGGTGCAAGAGGAAGCAATGTCTTCCACAGCACACCTGAAGAATGTGCGGCTGCAAATCCAGCACCAACTGACCGTCGACGTCCAAAAGGAAACCCACTAGCAAATAAAATTACTGGAATTAAAGACGCCGAACCAGAGGATAAAATCTATGATTAAAGACCCAGCACTAGGACCTACTCGCGCAGAAAATGCTTTAGGCAAAGACGGTGTACGTACAGAATCGGCCCGTTTGAAAGAATTTCGTATGACAAATGTAGGACAGTTTAGTGGGCCACGCCCATCGTATGGACAGTATTCTGTTTCACCTAACGCATCTGATGTGCTTAACAAGTCAAAGAGAAACAAAGGAGAACGCTAATGATTCCTCTGATTATTGGTGCGGTTGCACGTATTGCTGGAAGCGCCGCTATTCGTGGAGGCGCAGCTAGTGCTGTAGAAGGTGGAGTGGCACGTTCTGCTGCCTCTGGAGTAACAAAGGCTGCGGTAAACCCTGCAAGTACTGCTACTAGTCGCGGAACCTCGTTTATGCGTGGTCTTAACACTGCGTCAAACATTTCAGCAGCCATGCCTCAAACAAACCCAAGGTCAACTCCTACAACAACTTCAAATCCAGGAGCAATGACAAATATTAGTGAGAGCTAATAATGACTCTTTTTTGCGAGACGTTAACTATGAAAACACTTCACTGTAAAAAGTGCACGCACGAAATGGATTACACTGTTTGCGTGGATGACGCTTGCAAATGTATCTGTACTACCTCTGGAGGAGAATAATGGCTAAAACACCAGCTTGGCAACGTAAAGAGGGACAAAACAAAGAAGGCGGACTAAATGCAAAAGGTCGTGCTTCTGCCAAAAAAGAAGGCCACAACCTAAAGCCTCCTGTATCAAAAGAACAGGCAAAGAAGTCACCTAAGTCTGCAGCACGTCGCAAGTCTTACTGTGCACGTTCTGCTGGACAAGCAAAAGATTTTCCTAAAGCAGCCGCAGACCCAAATAGCCGTTTAAATAAAGCGCGTAGAAAATGGGATTGCTAATGGCTGAGACAAAGAAGTTTGGGCCTTATAAAGGCTCTGACGCTAATGGCGGACGCCCTATCTATGTCTACAAGACTAAGGGTAAAGATGGTAAGTGGCACACTACCTCTAAGAACAAGGCCCGTGCCGATTACGAGTCTAAGAACGGCAAGATTAAGTCTAAGGACACTACTGTGGACCACAAAGACAATAATCACAACAATGATTCAAAGGGAAACCTTCGCGCTATTTCTCGTAGTAAGAACACTGCTAAAGAAAACAAGCGTCGCGCAGGAAAGAAAGAAAACGAGAAGTGATTTCTTCGTCTGACCAGTTTGATGAGTACAGACTTCCTGGAGATGAAAAACAAAAAGAACCTAAGTGGGAACGCGAGCACCCTGACGATACTGTTCATTTAAGGCGTCGTAACCAGCAAGCCACAAGTGCACCTTACGACCCATATCACGACTCAGGCCCTTATCAATACGGTAAGCGACCAAAGGGTTGGAAGAAATAATTTTTATCTTTTTGATGTTATAATTGGATAGAGCCGCCGATTGGGGCTCAACTAACTTATATCGTCTAAGGAGATATATTATGGCATCAGGCCACCCACATTCAATAAAATGGGAAGAGTCTTTCCCAAAGCAACCTCAAATAGCAACAATCAAAACAGTTATCCCATCTTTGGAACAAATTTTTGCTGACCAGTTTTTCTTGGGATTCCACGACCAGATTACACGTTGGAAGCATCTAACTGATGTAAAGAAAACAACGTCTTTCCCTCCTTATAATATTATTAAGGTTGATGATGACAACTACAGTGTTGAGCTAGCTGTAGCTGGATATTCAAAAAATGACATTGACATCACCGTTGACAACGACTTGTTAATTGTAAAAAGCAATAAAGTTGAAAAGGGCAAAGAGGAATTTGTCCACCAAGGTATCGCTGAACGCACCTGGGAACAACAGTTTGTTCTTGGCGAATACATGAAAATCGCAAACGCATCGCTAAAAGATGGACTACTTGTAATCACAGTTGAGCGTGAACTTCCTGAGGAATTAAAGCCTAAGAAAATCACAATCCTGTAGTACGCTTATGAACCTGAGCAAGTTCTCAAACTGCTCACCAAACAGAGGAGAGGCAATGACAGAGACACAAGAAGTAATTTCAAGAGAACCGCTTACTTTAAATGACCGTTGCGACTCCTGCAGTGCTGCAGCAAAAGTTGTGTTTACATTTTTAAACGGCGAATTAATGTTCTGTGGACATCACGCAAAAGATAAGCACAGTGCGCTGTCTCTCAAGTCAATTTCCGTTTGGGACCCTGAATCTGCTTTGATTTAGTATAATTTATGTAATAATGAAACGCTTGCGCTTATTCGCAGCACTATCCGTTTTAACATCCGCAGCCTTCTTTCCTTTACTATTCCAAACACCTGCCTACGCCTTAGGCACATGGACGGGAACAAATGCCAATATCAATGGCAACACAGTCCAGTTTGATTATCGCGGTGGTTCAGCCACTTATGTAGATACTGTTCCTGATGGCTCGACCGTCTCAGTAACAATTAATAATACGATTGCAAACTGTATTGGAAGTTGCACCCCTATTGCTGATACTTGGGATGTTTCAATTAATGGTCAAAGTTTTAGTGGTAATACAATAGAACAAACAAGCGTTGGTGCCACAGTCTCAGGGCAAGTAACAATTACTGCTTCAGGTATTGATAGAGGATTTTGGGGCGGTTGGTACGGGCCAATCTTTACTGTTTCTATAAGTTCTCCTACTCCAACCCCTTCGCCATCAAGTACGCCAGAACCAACAGCATCGCCAACCCCAACACAAACTTCAACACCTCAGCCTTCACCGACTTCATCGCCTACTCCCGAACCATCAGTTTCGACCGAGCCAAGTCCAACGCCATCTCCAACTCCGACACCCGTAGCTCCAGAGCCTTCACCTTCTCCAACGCCAGAGCCAACTCCTGTACCTTCCCCAGAGCCTTCTGTGCAGCCGAGTCCAACGCCTCAGCCGTCTCCTGAGCCATCCCCAAATCCTGAGCCATCGCCTACTCCTATTCCTAATCCAGAACCACAGCCTACACCACCGGCTGTTCCTGCTGGAGCATTAGTTATTACAGAAGGCTCAAGTGCATCTATAACAGCACCAACAGGAAAGCGCGTTGCTTCTGTTTTTGGTTTTTACGGTGACCCAGAAAACGGGTCTAGAGGCGTAGACGTTTCATCTACATTAACTTCAATGTTTACTGGAACAACTTCTTTTACAGTTGAATCCTCTAATGAATTTGGAGACCCTGCTCCAGGAACAGTAAAAGTTTTAATTTTGCTAGTTACTTTTGAAGACGTACCTAATCCTGTTCCTGTCGAACCAACACCCATACCAACAGTCCCACCAGCAGTGGAACCAGAACCAATACCAACTCCAACACCTACAACTCCACCAGTGGACCCGGTCCCCACAAATCCAACTCCGTCACCTGAGCCAGCACCCGAACCTCAGCCAGAGCCTTCACCACAGCCTGAGCCTTCACCAGAGCCAACCCCAGAGCCTGAACCTGTTCCCGAGCCTGTTCCTGAACCAAGTCCTGAGCCTTCTCCAGAGCCCGGACCTGAGCCCGAGCCTGTTCCAGAGCCAACTCCAGAGCCTTCGCCTGAGCCTGGTCCAGAGCCATCTACCGACCCTGCCACTGGTACAGAAACGCCATCAGAACCCACAGAAGAGCTACCACCAGCGGTAGAAGTCGAAGAGCCACCCGTAGTAACCGAGGAGCCTCCTTTGGAAGTCGAACCACCCGTGGAAGAAGAAACACCACCAGTGTTACCAGAGCCAGAGCCAGAAAATCCGATAGAAGAATCATTCCCAGAGGTTACCATAACTGAAGAGGAAGCCGCCACTGCTGCGGTAGAAGATGCTCTATCTGACGGCAACCTTTCTGCTGCCGATGCTGATGCTGTTCTAGAAGCTTTGAACGCAGACGGAGAAGTTACCGCTGAAGAAGTGTCCGCCCTATCTGAGGCTCTATCTGAAGACGGCAAATTAACTAACGCTGAAAAAGAACTAGTTGCAGAAGCTTTGATTGAATCTGTAGCTCCTGGAGAAACTCTTACAAAAGAGCAGATTCAAGATGCTGGTATTGAGTATAAGGACCTTCCCGAAGAGACTCCTGTCGAGGTTAGGCAGGATGAAGAGGGTAACGAAGTTATAATTACAGCAGACGTAGCTGCGGCTCTAGTTCTTCTAGAGAACCCATCAGAATTAATTGGCGCAATATTTAGCGACCCAGGTGAGGCACTACAAGCATTTGCAAGTATTGGTGCGGACATGTCCACTGAAGAGCGCGAAGAATCAACAAAAGCTGTTGTTGCAACAGTTATTGCAGCAGGTGCTGCAATAAACGCTGTTGGTGCTGCTGCAGGTGCTGCGAGTGGTTCAACGGGAGGAAGTACTGGAGGCGGAGGCGTCTCTGGACAATCAGGATATAGGAGAAAACCGTGAGAGTACTAAGAGATATGGTTGACCAACTATGGACGCTACTAGGCATGTTTATTGCCTGGGTTGTACTAGACGGCTCAGCTAAGACAATTGTGGGGTACGCAATTATGGGAACATTATTTGCGTGGGCAGTTACATACCCACTTCGTAACCCAAAGGATGACGAATGAAAAAAGTTGGATGTGCGTTAGCCGCTTTACTACTGGCTATATCGCTAAGTAGTTGTGGGTATGACGGACACTTTAGATACCCATGTCAAGACCCAAAAAACTGGGAAACTGAAGATTGTAAGCCGCCTATTTGTACTGCTACACAGACTTGTCCTGTAGACTTAGTAAAGACCCCTCAACCAGAAGGAACACCAAATGCTTAAAGAAAAACTAACGCCACAAGATTTAGATGCTAGATTAAAGTTTATTCTAGGCATCACGCTAGGAACAATCCTCTTGTGCACATCCCTAGGCATCTTGTACGGCCTTCTATTTGTAACACAGCCTATTGGAGCACAGTCAGAGAATGACAAGATGTTCTTCAACGTTTTGGGCAGTATTGCTACTTTTATTACAGGAACTCTTGCAGGTATTCTTATTGGTTCATCTGGAGCTAAAGACATTATGTCAGCTCAGCTACAAAACAAAGAGATGGACGCCAAAAACACACAGGCTGACAAGAAGCTTGAAGCAGAAATTGACGCAACCGCTGCTCGTTTAGCGGCAAAGCCAGATGGTGCAATGCCAGAGGCGCAACCAGTTGACACAGATTGGGATAAAGAATAATGGCAGACCAAGGAACAGCAGCTCGTCTTATTGAAGTTGCTACAGCAGAGCTAGGTACTATCGAAGGTCCTAAGGACAACGAAACAAAGTACGGTGCTTATACAAAGGCTAACTTCCAACCATGGTGCGGAAGTTTCGTCAACTGGTGTGGAAACGAAGCTGGCGTAAAAATCCCTAACACTGTTTACACTCCAGGTGGAGCGCAAGCGTTTAAAAAAGCTGGTGCTTGGATTGATGGAGACCTTGCAGACCCAGAACCAGGAGATATCGCGTATTTTGATTTCCCCTCAGACGGTGTAGATAGAATTTCTCACGTTGGAATTGTCATTAAAGACAACGAAGACGGAACCGTTTGGTGCATCGAAGGAAACACTAGCCCAGATAAAAAGGGAAGCCAGCGAAATGGCGGACAAGTTTCCAAGAAACTTCGTGCGTTTAAGAAGAACAAGGCTGGCGAGCAAATTTCAATCGTCGGCTTTGGTCGCCCAAAGTTTAAAGCAGCGGGGGCAGCTAAACCTGCTACAGCAGCAGCTAAGTGCCCAACCTGCGGTAAGTAGTGGACGATGCTGAACGCATAAAGCGCTATACCTGCGCTTTATGCAATAAGCGTTACGTTGTTCCTGATTTAGCACGTATGTGCGAGAAAAAACATCTAGAATCAGACTATGGCTTACGCTGACGGAACATGTGACAGAGAACCAGTATTTAGCTGGGAAGATTTTGTTGACCCAATTAGCGGAGATTTTCGTCCAAGTTTAGACAGACTTTCCTAAGTAGAACAGGAACAATATTAATATGCCATCATACCCGGAGGGAAGCATGAACCTTAATTCAGGTGTAGGCGATAACGCTGCTGGAAGATACTTTGGCGGTAGCCGTCGCGGCGGTATGGGTGGCATGAGTAGCCGTCAAATGCGCCAGTACATGCAGATGCGTCGTGATGAAATGTCTCACGGTGCTTGGCTTCAAAATCAAAATAGCGCTTTAGATTTTGGTCGTCAGCAAACAGGCGAAGTAGATAAGTTTAATCGTGAGTCAAGCCGTATTGACGCTACTGTGCAACAGCAAGACTGGAGTCGTGGACGTGCCTCTGAACATTTAACAGGTTTTGGTAAAGCTAACCCACACGCTGAATCTGCTGACCTTGACAACGCAAAAGCCTCTTGGAACCCTGCGTTTGCTCCACCACCACCAAAGCGTGGTGGGTCTTCAGGTCCTCGCATGACAGTTAAGAAAATTCAAGCAATGGTTGACTCAGGAGAGTTAAGCCAAGCAGAAGCAGCTGGACGACATGCAAATTATGCGGCTCGCGTTGGTCGTGACCGTGCTGATGATAATGCTGGAAAAACTCCTGCACCTATCCGTCAAGGCGTTGAGTACGTGGCTGGTGTTGGTTCTCCAGGTCAATTTGGTGGCGGTGGCGGTGGAGGCGCATCTGGTGGTGGCGGCGTTGGAACCCCAATTAAATAAATCTAATCAAGTAGACAAACCTAGCGACCGAGATTTTCGGGACGCGCTTACTAGAGCTGATGGCGCTATTAAAGGTAAAGATACAGAGGCCCTTCAATGGAATCGGTGGTCTCCTTGAGAAAAAAGACATTTGAAAATGATGCAAAGTTTAAACCTGTCACGATTAAAGACAGTAGATTTGGCATACGCAAAATATATTTAACTAAAAATGAAACACCGAGTATTGGAACCTATAGTCGTCCAGGTAAAGGTCCTAACGGAGAGTCTTCGAATTAAGCCTGACAACCTCTGTATTTCCGTTGGACAATAGCCTTTGCGCCTCTGATATCAGGCGTTAATACCACTCTAGAGAAAAAAAGGTAAATAATGTCAAGTTACAACGAACCGCTACCGGTGGGTGCGGACCAGGCTACGGGCGCTTACGCCATTGCTATTGGTAACACCACAGCTGGAACTAATAACGTCGGTAACCGTACCGACTCTGCAGGCAATGTAGCTCCTGATTTTGTATGGGGTAACTTCCCTATGCAGCCAAATGATGAGCGCACAGATGGAACTGCTGTTGTAGCAGTTGCAAACGATTACACTCAAAATTATGATTGGTCTGGTTACACAACCTACCCAAGCGCACGTCTAACAGCTGCAACTAGCAACAACCACACAGTTGCAGAAGCCGAATGGAGCAACTACCCATCATTTACACCAGGCGTAGGTAGCTACATGATTACAGCAGCTACAGGTAACGGCACAACTGTTACATACACATCACAGAACAATCTTGCAGTAGGAGACACTGTAAACATCACAGGTCTTACAGCTTCAGCTTACAACCTATCAGCAGCAACAGTTGCTACAGCAGATAAGCTAAAGTTCACAGTAACTAACGCAGCTAACGCTGGTGAAATTACAGGACAGTGGTACGGCAAGGTTGAATCAACAACAGCTCTTACAGCTTATGATGGCGCTGGAATTGGCTTTATCAACGTACCTTCAGTTGTTGGACAGACAACAGCTCTTGCACTTGATGCTCTTAAGGATGCTGGTTACGAAGCAGCTTCAATCACAACAGCTACAGCAGCTACAAACGCAGCCATTTCAGTAACTGCAGCAGCTCGCACAGCTGGTTCAACAACTGCAACTCTTACAGCAACTGGTGCAGGCGCAGCCTTCCCAGTCGGCACAAAGATTACAGTTGCATCTCTTGCTGACACTGGTGCTCCACTTAACGGAACATACACAGTTACAGCAGTTGCTACCAACACAGTTTCATTTGTTTCATCTGCTTCAACAGTACTTGCCCTCACAGGCTTGTCTGCTGGAACAATCGTTGGTGTTGCTGGAACAATCAAGTCTCAGTCAGTCGCAGCTGGAACAGCTTCAGTTGCTTCAACAGCTACAATCTCAATCACACCTTACGCAACAGCTTCATAATCTCAACACAAACAAAAAGCCCCCAGCCATTGGCTGGGGGCTTTTTGGTTTAAATGATTAGTGTAGTCCAGCAAACTCCTTTAAATACTGCTGGTATCTTTCTCCATTGTGCTGGCCTGGAACGATTTTCCAAGAGGACCAGTCTTTTCCACCGTTAGTCATGTAGAAGGTTATTTCTGCATTAACCACAGGGTCAAAGAGTTGAGTGTTTGATTTGAGGTTAAACTTATCTCTACGAGTCACTCCAAGGTCAGCAATCATGTTGATTTGGAATATGCCGTAAGAATTGTCACCTGTATTTTGGTCTCCATTGTGGGCTAAGGGGCGGCCGTTAGACTCTTTTTTAGCTACTGCATAGGCGACCTTGAGAGCTGTTCCCTCAAAACCAACCGCGCTAAGCAGTCCTACTAAATCAGTGTCCGACAACTTTGTTGCTCCTTTGTACTTCTCTAGCGGGTCCACAGGAACTTGCTCTACAACTTTGACCGGCTCCTCCGCGGTTGCGTTAGCAATCGCCTGAGGAAATGTGCCAAGTACCAAGCCGTATACTGCAAGTACCGCTATCTTGTCTAGCTTATCTTTTCTGATATTAAGCATTTCTGCTCCTCTCAGTAGGCAAAAGCCACCTTGTGAGTGGCTCTGTCATGTTCTAGGAAACACCAGAGTTACGTAGTGTGTCAAGTTGAACCAGTAATTTTTATTGATAAGTACATCTAAATGCAAGTTTAAGCACAAATATTTAATAATATTTTAATTAAAAGCGGTATTATTATTGTTACCGTTCTATGATATACGTCACACCTATTGAACGGATACACCTTGAACGTACAAGACTGGGCGGCTTTATCATCTACAATATTAGGCGTAGGCGCCGCAGTAATTGTAGGTCTCCGTTGGACAATTAAACATTACTTATCAGAGCTTAAGCCAAACGGTGGCTCAAGCCTCAAAGACGCTATCAATAGAATTGCAGTGGACATGGTTGAAGTTCGTGTATCATTGTCAAGACTTGAGGGTCGTTTCGACCAGCACGTAGAAGAAGGAGAAAAATGAATAAAGCAATGATTGAATCCTATGCACGTAACTTGCTTGGCCAAGTTATCGGCGCAGTAATGATTGTCATGCAAACAAGCGGAGCAGCAACGCCACTAGATTTTGGTTCAGGAGAATGGCTACTAGTAGCTAACGCTCTATGGGCATCTCTAGTCCCCGTAGCCCTTCGCTATATCAATAAGAAGGACCCAGCGTTTGGCCGAGTAGCAACTATTGGCCTTGCAGAAATTACTAAGAAACTTGCAGTAGAAGCCTCTGTGGCTAAAAAGGCTCCAAAAAAGAAATAAATACCTACAACTAAGGGAGCAGCTATGTGCTGCTCCCTTTTTTGTTGTACACTTAAAGAAGGAGGAATTACTATGAAATGCGTTAATTGTGATAATCATGCAATCTATACAGTAGCTGATGCTGGGGTAAACCCCGTTGACTATTGCACCCAGTGCTTGCCAAAGCACCTTCGTGAACGTGCTACTGCTGGCCACTTTCCACTAGCCTTTGTTTCAGCGGAAGATTCAACACCTAAAAAGTCTTCTAAGAAAAAGACTGAAGAAATTATTGAAGAACCAACAGAATGAAGGTAACCCGCGTGAAAGCGGCTCAGGCTCACCCAATACCTTCTAGAGTTACGAGCCCTTCTGGACCGTTTCCACAAGAGTTATTTAGAGAGTCTAAAATTAATACCGAGTATGAGTCAGAAGTACCTGAAGATGGAAGTAACTTTCCTATCGGGTCAACTGCTCAAAATAACTTTAAGGGAGCTCGCATGCTAACTTGCTCAGAATGTAATGGGCGAGTTCTAGAGCATAAGACGGGCGACCACATCTGTAAGGAAGATTAATGCCTCCAAGAAAAAGAGCCCAAGTACCTAGTGTTGACGTACTACTTGGCGGATACCAAATAGGTCAACCCTCTGGAACCTCTAGCCTTCCAACTCTTGATGAGTATTTATTTAACCCATCATCAAAAGTAAAAAAAGCAGAGGTAGCCTCAAAGTATCAAGTTATAACTACGTATAACTTAAGAGCCACAAGGTCCTCTAACCCAAAACGACCAAGAACTTTAAAAGCTGGTTACGATGCAAACACACAAACTTTAACTGTTGTTTTTTGGGACGGAACTTGGTGGAATTATTACGATGTTCCACAGTACTTGTGGGAAGGGTTTGTTCTTGCAGAATCCCCAGGTAAGTACTTAGAAGCTTCTGGGCTTAATAAATGGCCTAAAATGGGACTTGCTGACCCAGCAGGAATGCCAAGAGACCAACGAGTTCGAATGAACGAAATTAAAACATTTGACTCTTATATGTACGGAGACGGCGGAGGCTTCGCAGCAAACTAATATGAAATCAATTGGACCACTATACGTAGACGTTCTTCAGTACTACCACCGTAATTTGTTACCTGTGGTAGAAAAAGGCTGGACCCAAGAAACAGAGCACCCGTTTAGACAAAGCAAAGTATGCCTAGTATTTCGTTTTCCCTTTACTAAGCCTGGGTTTGTGCTGGGATTATGGAAGCGCTCTGAAGGCTTTGTTTTTGATGAAGATGCCGATGATATGATTGCTAAAGCATTAGGTCTTAGGGATATGGAACTTAATACGGAAGAAATAGGTGACTGGCGTGTTTAAAAAGAAAAGCCCTTGGGATAAGCCTTTTTCAGAAAAAGTAGTAAAACGCGTAAGAAAGATACATACAACAGAACTTGAGATGTGGATTGAACAGGCTACCTACGAAATAGGTCGTTGTATGAGCGTTTACTCCAGAACCCGTGATGTTGCAGTTTTAGAAGAAGCTTTAACAGGGGCAGAGGCCCTTCACGCTGTTGTACACGAGTTGCACACTAGAACTACTGCAAAACTCGGATAAAACGACATGTCGACATTTGCGCTACAATTACCTTGCCTCTCTTCCTTCTCTCCCGTGTGTGGCAACGTGAACCCTGGTATACCTACCAGGGTTTCATGTTTTTTATTAGAATAAGGAACATATGAGCGAGTTAGAATTTTTAGACGAAGAAGAACTCTTAGAAGATGAAGAAGAACTCATTGAAGAAGAGGAAGAAGAGTTAGACGAACTCTCTAAAGAATTTGTACGCAAGATGGTTGATAAAACAATCCAGTTTATGAACGCCTTAGTGGGGCACGAGCTACACGCATATCAACTACCGCTTGCTCGTCGCATTATTGAGTCTGTAATCATTAATGACGGTGAAGAAATTACAGCGCTTGCTGCACGCCAGTCAGGAAAATCAGAAACAATTGCTAACACAGTAGCCACGTTAATGGTGTTGCTACCTAGACTTGCAAAAATGTACCCAGATTTATTAGGTCAGTTTAAAGACGGCATCTGGATTGGAATGTTTGCTCCAGTAGAAGGTCAGGTTGAAACTCTTTTTGGTCGTACGGTAAACCGCTTAACTTCTGAGCGTGCGTTAGAGATTTTAGGCGACCCAGAGATTGATGATTCTCTTGGCAAAGTACCAGGTGTGACACGCCAGATTAAGCTTAAGAACTCAGGCAGTAGCCTAATGATGATGACCGCTAACCCACGCGCAAAGATTGAATCTAAATCTTTTCACCTTATTGTTATTGACGAGTGCCAAGAAGCAGATGACTTTGTAGTTTCTAAGTCTATCTCTCCGATGCTTGCGTACTACTCAGGCACAATGGTAAAGACAGGCACGCCAACTACGCACAAGAATAACTTTTATCGCTCTATTCAACTAAACAAGCGTAGACAGACAGGCAGAGCTTCAAGACAGAACCACTTCCAATGGGACTACAAAGATGTAGCTAAGGTAAACCTTAACTACGGTAAGTTCATTAAAAAAGAAATGCTTCGTGTTGGCGAAGATTCTGATGAGTTCCAGATGTCATACAACTGCAAGTGGCTATTAGAACGCGGAATGTTCGTTACCTCCACAATTATGGATGAGCTTGGCGATACATCTCAAGAAACTGTTAGGGCATGGCACAGAACTCCAGTTGTTGTTGGGATTGACCCCGCACGTAAGATGGACTCAACAGTTGTAACTGTTGTGTGGGTTGATTGGGATAGGCCAGATGAGTTTGGTTACTACGACCACCGAGTACTTAACTGGTTAGAAATTCAGGGTGATGACTGGGAAGACCAGTATTTCCAAATTGTAAACTTTCTTGGCTCTTACGATGTTTTAGCGGTAGGTGTAGATGCTAACGGAGTCGGTGATGCGGTAGCCCAACGCCTTAAGCTTTTACTTCCAGGAGCAGAGGTTCATTCGATAGGCAGTAGTCAACAAGAGCAGTCTAAACGCTGGAAGCACCTTAAGGCCTTGATTGACCGTCGCATGGTTGGTTGGCCTGCACACGCTAAGACCAGACGCCTTAGAACTTGGAAGCGTTTTTACCAGCAGATGACCGACCTTGAGACAAAGTTCCAAGGCCCAAACTTCTTAGCTCACGCACCCGCTGAAGCTCACGCCCACGATGACTACGCGGATAGTTTGGCCATTGCTGTCTGTTTAACTATGGATTTAACTATGCCTTCGGTAGAAGTATCTTCTTCACCTTTTTATAGATAATTATTACTTTAGGCAGTATTTACCTTAAATAAGTAGCACACTTTTACCTGAGGCCTCAACCTTTACAAGGAGTTATAACTATGACAATCTCACCAGCACCAAGCTTCCCAGAACGTCCAGGTTCAGTTTACGACCGCAAGATGGCTGGCGCAGTGCCAGGACAGCGCGGACCACTTCGCTTTGAAGAGGGAATTGCAACTGACACAGATGTTCCGCAAGAATTTTCAAACGGAGCTGCACAGGGCTATATCCCTGCAGCAGGCCGTACAAATCGAAATGCAGCAGTTCACACTAAGCCAGCTGAAGAAACAATGCGTGAGCGTGCTCACGTAGGTTCTGCAGCATGGGTAGAAGCGCCAAATACTCTTCAAGAGTTTGCTTCTGCTGGCTTTGGCGATTACGGTTCAAATGTTATTGAGGAAGTATTCCGCAATGGCTCACACCAACAGCGCCTTAACCCTGCAGTAGTGCAGGACTAATAAAAGAAGAAGTAGCTCCCCACCGTCCTGGCAACGGGACTGGTGGGGCTTTTCTAAGGATTAACTATGGCACTCATTTCTGGTCGTTCCGTAACTAATGCTCCAAAGCAGTTACCTGCTAATCCACGCCTCTGGAATACAGTTACTGTTCAGGCTAAGTCACGTTTTCCTAAGTATCCTTCACCAGCCGCTGCTCACTGGGTGCACACTAAGTATGTGCAAATGGGCGGAAAATTTGTAGATTCTAAAAAAGATATTGACCCACGTAATAGAGATTACGTACAGGAAAAAAGAGACAAAGAAGAAAAAGAACAAAAACAAAAAGTAACTAAGCCTGTTGGTCACGGAGTTATTAAGGGCGAATCCTTTAAGCGTTAAAGCGACATGTCGATATTAATGCTAGTATTTAGTTGTGAGTTTAACGAGAGGAATTATCGGTGAGTGGTAGCGGTCTAGATTTCTCACCTCCATCGTATAGAGCTGCGTCTTCTGACTTAACTATTTCTATTTCTCCACTAGGTCTTGTAGAACTAGCGGATGAAGAATTTGAAGTTCACGGCCCTCGTTTAAACCGTTATTCACTTAACTGGGCCATGTATCTTGGTCATCATTATTCATACCGCCGTCAAGTAGGCGAATCACAGATGGTTCTTAACTACTACCGTGCTTTTACAGACTTTATTCTTAACTTTACATTTGGTAAGGGCGTCCAATTCCGTAGCCCTAAGCAGACAGAGGCTATCGTTCCTGACTTGCTAGAAAGAGTTTGGGAAGTAGATAACAACAAAGCAACAGTACTTTGGGAAATGGGACAGCAGGGCGGAGTCTCAGGCGATTGCTTTATTAAAGTTGCTTACGAAGAGGCTTATCAAGACCCAGCTGGTCGAATTCACCCAGGCCGTGTTCGTATCTTGCCTCTTAACTCATCATTTGCGTTTCCAGAATTTCACCCTCACGACCGTGAACGTTTAATTCGTTTTAAGCTTAAGTATCGTTTCTGGGGCACATCGCTTGAAGGAACACGTCAAGTTTTTACCTATACCGAAATCTTAACTGATGACTCTATTGAGGAGTACATTAACGATGAACTCATTGACTCTCGCCCTAACCCGCTTGGTGTCATTCCCATTATTCATATTCCTAATGTTCGCATTTCTGGTAGCCCTTGGGGCCTATCTGATTGCAACGACATCATTCCAATTAACCGTACGTATAATGAAACGGCTACAGATATTGCCGACATCGTTAACTACCACGCAGCGCCAGTTACGGTTATTATCGGTGCTAAAGCGTCGCAGTTAGAAAAAGGCGCTAATAAAGTATGGGGTGGATTACCTAAAGATGCTCGTGTAGAAAACCTTGAAGGTGGAGCACAAGGCCTTAAGGGCGCTATGGACTTCCTTGCAATGATGAAGAAGTCAATGCACGAAATGGTTGGTGTTCCTGAGACTGCCCTTGGTCAAGCAATGCCTGTATCTAATACCTCAGGTGTAGCACTAGCAATTATGTTCCAGCCTTTGATGAATCGTTACCATCAAAAAATCATTCAATACGCACACGGGCTAGAGCGCGTCAACGAGCTTATCCTTATCAGCCTTGCGGTTAAAGAGCCTGACAGTATGCGGGCTAACCCAGGTACGCGTTTTGCTCCTCTTAAAGAGGGACAAGTTGAAGTCTTAGATTTGAACGACCCAATCAGCTTCCGCTCATATGTACACTTCCCGCCTCCGCTACCGCTTGACAAGCTAATTGCGCTTAACGAAGTTCAAACAATGCTTTCTCTTGGCCTAGAGTCTAAGGAAGGCGCACTTCGTTCACTAGGCGAAGAATTCCCTGATGAAAAACTTATGGAAATTCGTCAAGAACTTATTGATGACGCTAAGGCCGATGGAGCTCTTAACCTTGTTAAGGGTCAGATTCAGCAAGAAATTGCTCAATTAACTGGAATGCTTCCGGGCCCAGATGGTGCGCCACCTCAACCAATGCAAGGTCCAGAAGGTCAACCTATGCCAGGAAATCCTGGAGCGCCTAGCCCTATCCTTGACGAGGCTCAAATGTTTGCACAGATGGGCGAGCAAGGAATACGACAGCGCCTTGTAACAGAAGCTTACGGTACAAAAATCCCACAACGGCGAGTACCGGAAGAGTATGAAAAGTAAGTAGTTTAGCCTGACAAGTCTGCCTAAACAAGCAAAAATTGTTTACTGAAAGACAACGTTTGGTCATATGTGTTATTAAATCGGAAAACGACCCCTAGGATAAAAGGAAGTAAAAATGGATACTGCAGAAGTAAACGCAGAGGCTTTCGCAGCCGAAGCAGGAGTACTACCAGTTATTAACACGTCTGATGCTGATGCATCAGCAATTAATATTCAAAACACAAAATTTTATACAGAAGACGACCTTGCTAAGGTTCGCTCTCAGGAAAAAGAAAAACTTTATCCTCAGATTGAAAAGCTAAAAGAAGAAGTTGATGTATTGAAGCGCAGTCGAGAAGAAGAAGCCAGTCGAATTGCAACTGAAGAATCAGAGCGTCAAGCTCGTATTGCTCAGGAGCTAAAGGCTAAGGAAGAGTCTGAACTAGAAGTTCGTGACCTCCTTGCTAAGAAAGAAAAAGAATGGCAAGAACAGCTAGAGCATGAACGTCAAGAACGTGAAACCGCTTTTGCACTTCTAGAACGTGAACGCACATACGCAGAACTTCAGAACTACCGAGCACAGAAGCTCGAAGCTGAGCGTGATAACATCATGCCAGAGCTTGTTGACTTGATTAGTGGAAACACTAAGGAAGAAGTCGATGCAAGCATAGAGAGCTTGAAAGAGCGCTCAACTAGAATTCTCGAGTCGGCGCAATCTGCAATGCAGAATGCACGTCGAGAGATGACAGGAACAAGGGCAACCTTGCCTCCTGGAGCTGGACCCTTGGATACCAATTCGGAGCAAAAAAACTTAACGGCGCAAGATATTGCGTCAATGTCAATGGATGAATACGCTAAATATCGTGGCCGACTCTTGAGCCCTAGTGCTCAGGGGAAAACAAAGGGACTGTTCGGATGACCCAAAAATCCAATACCGTTGACAAGGAGTCAATTTAAATGGCATCAAGCATTACGGGTACCGGCAATCTTGCCGCAGCACCTACAGCGTACTCAGGTACAAATACACAGCTAACTCAAGCGATTCAGACAATTTGGTCCAAGGAAATCTTGTTCCAGGCAATGCCTATTCTTCGCTTTGAGCAGTTTGCAGTAAAGAAGACTGAACTAGGTGTTGCACCTGGTCTTCAAATCAACTTCATGCGTTACAACAACCTCGGCTTTGCTTCAGCACTTGTCGAAGGTGTACGTATGCAGACAAACGCTCTTACAGCGCAACAGTTCTCAATCACAGTAACTGAGCATGGTTATGCTCTTGCTGTATCTGAGCTTCTATTGAACGCTTCATTCGATGACGTAATGGCTTCAGCCTCACGTCTTCTTGGTCGTAACATGGCAATCTATCTTGACCAGTTGTCACGCGACACACTCTATGCAGCAACATCAGTAATCTACGGTGAAGACCGCTCAGGCCAGACAGCAGTTAATGCTTGGTACGCTGACGGAACAACCGCAGCAAACCGTGCTGCTATGACAGGCACTTACTACATGACACCTCACACTGTGAAGGATGCAGTAGAGAGCCTAGCAACAAAGAACATTCCTCGCCTTGGTGAGACATATGTTGCTTTCGTTCACCCACACCAGTCACGTAAGCTACGTGACAATCCAGAATTCATCGAAGTAACCAAGTACGCAGCACCTGGTAACTTCATGCTCGGTGAAATTGGTCGTTTGTACGACTGCGTATTCATCGAAACCACACAGGTCCTAAAGGTTGCTGGTGGTGCTGGTGCTTCATACACAACAGACACAACAGTTGCTAACCCAACAGTTACTGCTGGTGGTGGATACATCACACCTGCTACAAAGACAGGTAACGGTGGTTCAGACCGTTATGCATCTATCTTCATCGGAGATAACGCATTCGGTCACGCAATCTCACTTCCAGTAGAACTCCGCGATGGCGGTATTCTAGACTTCGGTCGTGAGCACGCACTTGCTTGGTACTCAATCTTCGGACTTGGTCTAATCACTGACCAGGCTGTAGTTATTGCAGAAACCAACTAATCACAATTTAATAGCTTAAATGTTGGGCGGGGAGCCTTGAAACTCCCCGCCTCAACACAAACTCATTCACTAACCCGGAGGATACAAATGGCAACAAAGAAATCACCAACAGACGTCACAGGCCGTAGCCGTGATGAGCTAGCAGACCAGTTCTCAGATGAAACAGCTAAGAGAGCTGAAGAAATGTCACTAGCAACAGCAACTGCTGCTATTCAAGCAGAAACACAAGTTATTGACGCTACCAAGCCTGACCGTCAAACAGTTATTGTTGACACAGTAGACCGGGTAGGTAAGCAAGATGACACAGTAATTATTCGTGTTGTAGAAAATATTGAAAACATGACCCTTGGAGCTGGAAACAACTTTAACTTTAAGCCAGGTCAAAAGTACGAAGTTACACGTTCAGTAGCTGAACACTTAAAAGAAAAAGGCTACTTAGCAGCCAATATTTAATTGATTAACGAAGCAGCGGTCTTCCCCCCGCTGTTTCGTTTATCAAGTTTTTTTGGCCGTAACCGCTACCATTAGATTAGTTACGTTAGGAGTGGTTAGTGGCTGTATTAGCAGACCTAGTGTCTAGAGTAAGGCTCGAGCTAGGCGACATGCCAACTCAGTTTACCTACACCGCAACAGGCGACGGAACTACTAAAGTTTTTGACTTAAAAAAGAAGCCTGTTGAAAACACAACTCTTTTAGTTACAGTAGCTGGTAGCCCAGTAGCTACCCCAGCCGGATACACGGTTCAACAAGATTTAGGCATTGTTACATTTGTAACTGCCCCAGCCAATAACGCTGCAATCTCAGTAGTCGGAACTCATTACCGATACTTTACAGACACAGATATAACCCGCTTTGTTAATACTGCGGTTGAACAGCACACTTTTGAAAGAACAGATGGCTACGGAAGCCAGATGACAATTGCCATGATTCCACCAGTTGAAGAGTACCCATTAGCAATTCTGTCAACAATTGAAGCTCTATGGGCTCTTGCTACAGACTCTGCTTTTGATATTAATATATCTTCACCTGATGGGGTTATGATTCCTCGCTCCGATAGATACCGCCAGCTTACTCAGATGATTCAATCTAGAACTGACCAATACAAGCAGCTTTCTTCTGCGCTTAACATTGGAATTTGGCGTATTGAGATGGGAACACTTCGCCGTGTTTCTCGCCTTACTAACAAGCTCGTACCTATGTACTTGGCTCAAGAGATTGATGACTCCCGTAGACCAGAGCGCGTCTTTATTCAAAACGACCTAAAGGGCCGTAAGCCAATGCCTACTTACGCGGGTGTTTACGACATTGCTCTTTATCAAGGCGACTCATGGTCTGGCGAATTTGATTTCCCATTTGATGTTACAGCTCTTACTTTTAAGGCTCAAGTTAGAACCTATCCAAATGCTCCTGCACTTTATGCCACATTTACAATTGATAAAGTTGACGCGGCTAACGGCCGTATTCGTTTGACGATGCCTCCGTCGGCTACTAAGTATTTACCAGCACGAGCCTTCTGGGACCTTCAGGCCACAAGTACAACAGATGCAACCTTCGAACAGACCTATATTCGCGGGCAAGTATTTGTAACTCAACAAGTGACATTGGCTTAATATGAGCGGACTTATTCCAGTAAACAGCCCAATAGTTGTTCAGGTAACCCCACCAGCATCGCCTGCGGTCACCTTAAACCAAATTACAGTTGGGGGCATAAATCAACCCTCGGTGGCGTATCATCATACTCAGGGAACATCTTCGGCTGTGTGGGTTATAACTCACAACCTTGGTTGGTATCCAAACGTAACTGTTCAGGACTCGGGCGGGTCAATCGTTGAAGGTGAAATAGCCTACACGAGCACCATGTCCCTTACGATAACTTTCACCGGGGCATTCAGCGGCAGAGCGTACCTTTCCTAAGGAGAAAAGATAAATGGCACGTAAATTTTTAACGTCACTTGATTTGACGAAGAACGAGCTTCAAAATGCTCGTATTCAAAATCTAGCAACAGACCCAGCAAGTCCTGTAACAGGCCAGGTTTACTACAACACCGCTTCTAATGAAATGCGTGTTTATAACGGCACTATCTGGGAAGCTGTTGGACTTAACGGCGTAACCGCAGATGCCGCAGAAATCAACATTCTTGATGGCGCAACGCTTACCACTACAGAGCTTAACTATGTAGATGGTGTAACCTCATCTATCCAGACTCAGATTGATACTAAATCTCCGTCAGCTAACCCGACTTTCACAGGCACAGTAACCCTTGATACTGGTGTCAATCTTGTATTTGAGGGAGCAACTGCCAACTCATTTGAACTCACTCTCACCTCTGGCGACCCAACCGCAGACCGTACAGTTACTCTTCCTGACCTAACTACAACCCTTGTAGGTCAAGACACAACAGATACTCTTACAAACAAAACCATCACTTCTCCACTTGTGTCTGGGCTAGCTCTCACAGACAGCTCAATAGTATTTGAAGGCTCTGTAGATGACACTAACGAGACAACTCTTACTGTAACTAACCCAACAGTTGACCGCACAATTACTCTCCCTGACTTATCGGGTACTGTAATTCTTACAACTAACAGAGTCACAGATTTAACAGCTCCAAATGCTTCGTTCTCAATGAACAGCCAGCTAATCACAAACGTAGCAGACCCAGTAAGCGCACAAGATGCTGCAACTAAGAACTACGTAGACTCTGTTGCACAAGGCCTTGATGTCAAAGCCTCTGTTCGTGCAGCAACTACTGCCGCAGTAACTTTAGCTACAGACCTTGAAAATGGAGATACTCTTGATGGAGTAACTCTTGCTACTGGTGACCGCGTTCTTGTTAAGCATCAAGCAGATGGTTCTGAAAACGGTATCTACGTAGTTAAGGCCTCTGGAGCCCCAGACCGTGCTTTAGATGCAAACTCTGGCGCAGATGTTACTTCGGGAATGTTTACATTTGTAGAACAAGGAACTGTAAACGGAAATAGCGGATGGGTATTAACAACTGACAACCCTATTACACTAGGAACTACTGCTCTTACTTTTGCACAGTTCTCAGGTGCTGGAACTTATACAGCTTCTAACGGTGTTCTTCTTACAGGTACTAACTTCACATTTGCCCCACTTTCCACAGGTGGTTTGCAAACCGCTGCTGGTGGTGGCTCTATCAAGCTTGCTGCCAACTCAGGTGCTGCTACAGATGCTAACGGCTTTGCAATTGGTGCTGGTAACGGTATCGTCGTTGGAACCAACACCATCTCTGTTGATGCGACAGTAGTAGCTCGAAAGTACTCAACAACACTTTCTACCTCAGCTACCTCATACACAGTAACCCACAACCTAGGAACACTAGATGTTCACGTTCAAGTGTATGAAGTGGCTACTGGAGAAGAAGTTATTGTAGATAACG